TGTCATAGTAGTGAAGGTAACGTAACGTCATGGTCGTGTAATAGAACGGAATGAGAACAGATAGTGAACGGGTAGGGAACAGAGCTTTCTAGGTGTCTGGGGTCCAGATTTGAGCTTAGGGCAATGAGAGGGGCTTAGAATGGCTCTCAGAGGTATTTCATGGTTTGTTCATGGTGTGTTCTGGGTGTGTTCTATGCTTGGTGGTGTATATAAATTCATCTAATAGGTCCGATCCGGCCCTAAATCTAGGTGTAACCGGAATGCAACAGTGTGACATAGTAGTTACAGTGCGACATAAATGCAACAGGTGTGACATATCTGCAACGTATACGGGGGGTGCATGGGCCAGGGGGGGTGTACGCGTTATTATATACCCACAATGACAGCGGGGGGTATTTTCAAGTCTGTAAACCACTTTAAAACATATCCAATGCTAGTATACCTTATGTAAAGCCAGTAGTATGCCAACAGTCCCTAAAAGAGCTAGGCATATTGTTCTACTTATCTTCTAATTCTTAGGATATTATTCTCCTAATCTACTACATCTTAGAACATTCTCCCTATTATTTCTCTAAAGTACGATTAGGGATTGACATACAATTACACTTATGGTATAATATACTTATAGTATTTCTTAAAGAACATACTTAAACTACTTCAACTTAGATTAAATAACAATAGATAATAACTGAAGATGATAAAACACATAGAAATACATTATGTATACATATAGGGGGTTGACATCGCGCCCTCCTGTTTGACCTAGGTAATACTTTAAGTATGTATATCTTTGTCGCACCTAGAGCGATAGCTCCTAGCCCTTGTTCAATATAAAATTGAAGAACACCTACTTTAAGGGTTGACTTAAAGTATATCCTATGCTATAACTGTAGCTACTAATTCTCTAAATAAAACTAATAAAGAAGAGAGAACATGAATACCCCTCCCAACCTCTACAAAGAAGATGACATACTAGTTAAGTTCTTCCATGCTCTCGCAGGAGATGACATAAAGGCTCTACAGTCAATGCACATCCCTCGTAGTGAGGTCTTCTACGTTAGACAGAAGTACTTCCAGGATACAGGCGAGTGGGTTACTCTCGATAAGATGGAACGCTGTATGTACCTAGAAGGGTTAATAGAAGCCCGTGATGTACACCAACCGAATACTAAGAGAGACTGGGAATAATGGGATATAGGTTAGGATTACGTAGCAAGCTCCGACTCCAAGGTGTTCACCCTGACCTTGTTAGAGTTGTTGAACAAGCTATAGAGATCACCAGAGTTGACTTCACTGTGCTGGAAGGTATGCGTACCGAAGACCGCCAGAGGGAGTTAGTTAAGAAGGGTGCATCGACAACAATGCGTTCTAGGCATCTCACAGGTCACGCTGTTGATCTAGGTGCTTACGTAGACGGAACAGTACGGTGGGATTGGCCACTGTACCACACAATCGCAGATGCGATGAAACAGGCTGCTCAAGAGTTAAAAGTAGATATGGAATGGGGAGGTGACTGGAAGTCGTTCCCTGATGGTCCGCACTACCAGCTATCGTGGAAGTCCTACCCACGTTAAATACTTAAGGAAGGACACCATGAAGGAGAGAGAAATGGTAGACTTCGAATCTGTTAAAGAAGATATCAACATGCTTAGATCAGACGTATCAAAAATATCGGATAGACAGGCGATGTACGTCACAGAGCACCACGAGTTAGAAAAAGAGATGGTAGAGTTAAAGACGAATCTCTCCTACATTCGTCGGGGACAAGACTCAATGAATGCTAACATGACTCGCTTACTGTTTATTGTAGGTGGTAGTTTTATAGCTGGTATCGTAGGTTTTATACTTAAAGGTGGCCTAGTCTAATGATCTCAGCTCTTCTCCCTATCCTAGCGCCTATCTTAGGTGACGTACTGAAGAAGATCATACCTGATTCAGACAAACGTGCTGAGATTGAGAGAGAGACTAAGCTGGCTCTCCTAGAGCATACCGACTCTCTTGAGAAGGTACGTGGGGAAATCATCCTAGCAGAGGCTAAGTCAGAGAACTGGATTACCTCCGCATGGCGTCCTCTCCTAATGATGGTAGCGATTGCTATCATTGCCATGAACTACCTTGTGTTTCCTATTATAGCAATAGGCTATCCGAGTATCTCTGAACATGTACTAGAACTCCCCGATCAACTCTGGAACCTTCTAACACTTGGTGTTGGTGGTTATATCGTAGGACGCAGTGGGGAAAAAGCAATTGATAAATGGAAAGGTGGCAGCTAATGGGTTGTTGGATTGACGAGAAGAAACCATGTGGTAAGTGTTTTGGTTGTTGGAACCTTGACCCCGCCTCTATCACCACTAAGTTTAAACTGTGGAACGGTACAGTAATCACCTCCATTTGCTTGTTTGAGGTTTAAGACATGCCAAGCTCCAAGAACTATAAGAGAGACTATAAGCGAGAGCGTCAGCTTCAGCTAGAGTCCCCTAAGTCTGATAAGGAGGCTAATGCCTCTCGTAAGGCTGCACGGCGTACCTTAGAGAAGAAGGGTGTTGTGTCTAAAGGTGATGGTAAAGATGTAGATCATAAGAACCGTAACCCTAAGGATAACAACCCGGACAACTTAAAGGCTAAACCCAAGTCAGCCAACCGTAGCTACTCTCGTACGGCAAACGCTAAGAAGTATGCTAAGAACATAGGTGCGTCTAATCCACCTACACAGAGGAAGAAGTAACATGAACTTTAAGAAGTACGAGAAAGAACTTAACGCAGCTGGGTATACTATCTCAGGTGATATGGTGTCTAACAGTCGTGGTGATGTCGTTGGTCAGATGGACCCGTACGGTGAGTTTCACTATAGCGACGAAGCTATGGCTCTTGTCATCTGTACGGCTATGCGCCGTGAGCAGGAAGCACCAGTTAAGGTAGCTCCTAAGAAGAAGAAACGTGCTCGGGACGAGGACGGTCATTTCAAAGCTGACGACCCTTCTACTCCTGACGTCAACGAAGCCTGGGAAGTGTAATAAGTTATGAGCACCTCTGTCTTCTACACTACTTTCTTTGATAGCGTAAGTATCACAGCTACTGTTGCTGACGCTAGTGCGGATGTTGTGTACACTGTACCAGCTCAACACGATGCTGAGGTGGAGTTTCTAATAGCTACTAACGGAGGCTCTGTTCAGAACATCTCCATTCAAGTCTACCATGCAGACGATACAACGTACCACTACGTACTAAGGTCTCACTCGGTAGCAGGTAACGATGCCTACAAACTAGTAGGTCCAGACCGGATCTACCTACACGCAGGTGATAAGGTTGTAGCGTTCAAGGGAGGTGGTACCTTTGATGTCTCCATCTCTGGTAAACAATTCTTTAATCCGTCAAGAGGTGTATAATGGCTAAACGAGCATTAACAGAGAAACAGGAACTCTTTCTAGCTGTCCTTTTTGAAGAGGCAGAGGGTGATCCTATCAAAGCTAAGAAGTTAGCAGGTTACTCAGACAACGTTGCTACTTCATCTGTCACAGCCTCTTTGGAAGAAGAGATCTACGACCTTACTCGTAAGTTCATTGCACAAAGCTCTACCAAGGCTGCGTATACCATGTTCAAGATCATGGGTGACACGGATATGCTAGGTGCTAAGGAGAAGATGAGTGCAGCAAAGGATCTTATGGATCGTGCTGGTTTTGTTAAGACAGAGAAGGTAGAGGTCTCCACTACGGAACCCGTATTTATCCTTCCTGCTAAGAAGTCCAAGGAGGACTAAATGGCTGTTGATTACAGAGGCGAGAAGTTCGCAGGTTACAACAAACCAAAGAGAACCCCTAAGCATCCTACTAAGTCTCACGTTGTGTTGGCTAAAGAAGGTGATACTATTAAGATGATCCGTTTTGGGGAGCAGGGGGCAAGTACCGCTGGTAAACCTAAGGCTGGGGAGTCTGACGCTATGAAGAAGAAGCGAGCATCCTTTAAGGCTCGTCACGGCAAGAACATCAAGAGAGGCAAACTCTCAGCAGCCTTTTGGGCTAATCGTGTTAAATGGTGATCAAGTTAGAGAATGGTCGGTACGCTAAGTCTTGTCCTCAG